GCTTCCGCTTTTGTATCTTTAGCACCTGGTCTCACTACAGGTTTAGCGCTTGATACTTTTTTCTTTACAGTAGAATTCTGTTGTAGTTTGCGCCATTGCATAGCGTCATGCAAAACCTTAACGTGTCTAGGATCTACAATTGAGTTGAGTTCTGCATCTGAAAAACCATACTCTTTGCCTACAGATACTAGTTGCTGGGTAGTCTCTTGACTCCATCCTGGTATCTCTTTAGCTAAGACTTCTTTTCCTTTTGCTACTCTATCTGCTATCAATTGAGCTTGCTGAGCTGCTATTTGTTGCTTCTTGGCCTCAAACTGTGAAACGAGTGCGCTACGTTGTTGTTGTAGCTGGTTATATGTAAAGAAATGTTTTTGCGCTTCCACAAAGTCATTATCAGACAATTCTTGCCAATTCACGTTACTGTATTGACCTAATTGTTGGTCTAATGCTGTGATCTTCGCTACATCATCAATTAACACGTTATTAAGTTGCATTTGCTCTTGAAAGGCTTGCTCTTGAGCTTTAATTTGCTCAGCATAGGCTTCTAGCTCTTTACGTTGTTCTGCGACTTGTTGTGTCTTTTGTGTGTAGTCTAAGCCTTGTTGTGCTAATGCTACGACTTCGTCTAGTGGCTTCTCGACTTCTTCACCATTGACCTTTAGCTTTAAGATAGCAGGAACTTCATCTTGCGACTGATCCTCTTCCTCGGCTTGATCATCCGGTGCATCATCTACGACTTCTTCTTCAGCTACTGCTTCTTCAGCAGGAACTTCAGCTTCAGCCTCAGCTTCTAGCGGTTGTTCTTCCGTTGGTTGTTGTTTTACTTCCTCTTGAATACTATCACCGAGCATAGCCTCTAAGCGGCTTTGTGGTGACTGTTCTGCGACTTGGTCACTCATAGTTTATTTCCTTTAAATTAGACAATAAAAAAGCCCACCGAAGTGAGCTTTAAATGGGCTTGTCCTTACCCAAATTCTTTTTGCCTGTAAAAATGGTTTTCACTCAAAATACTGGAAAACTACTTTTGAATGAAACTATCCAAATACTTTGAACCGTGGCGTATCTGTTTGTAGTTTAGCTAGCTTACCTGTATTCATAACGTCAGTAAGTTGCTTCTCTATTTGGTTTAATAATTGTAATGCAATAACTAAACGGTTATGAGTCTTCTCGTCACCTAATGGACTAGTTGTCATAGTGCTGACAATGTTCTCTTTAACTTTTGATATTGCTTCTTTAAATAATGGGTTCTCTAAAACTACCGCAGCTTGTTCGCCACGTTTAACTTCTTCTAATGACTTATCCGCCATACATTACTCCTGACTGAGCTTTAATTTGTGCAATAGCTAAGTCAGTTTCTGCTTTCAATTGTGCCTTAAAGCGTTCTAACTCAGCTTGAGCTGCTATCTTCTCACGTTCAATTATAACATCATTTTGTGAGCGTAGTTGTTCTTGCTGGAGTTGAGCTTGTGCTTTTTGTTGTTCTATAGCTAATTGGCCTTGAACCATGATCTCTGCTTCTGAAGGTTTAGATGGCTGACCTTCTTGCTCAGGTGTATTAGCTGGGTTGATCCAGAATTCCTCTGGGTTCTTGAAACCAGCGTTCTGAGTTAATTTAGCTAAAGCATTATAGATCTTCTCTGGTGAAGTAATGCCAATTTGTAATGCTTCTTTTTGAGCTTGTAGAATAGTAGCTAAGTGAGCTAACTGTTGATCCTTGTTACCTGCACCTAGGCCCACAGAAATAGATAAGTCTTTACGGTCTTCCCATTCTCTTGGATCTACTTCTACCCATTTATTACGGATACGTACAATATCAGGTTTAGTAAGTGTAGTTCTTACTAGTCTATGTACTAACTTGAATAGTTCTTTAACACCTGTCTCTGCAAATGTTCTAGCTACTAACTCAACTCGTTGTTGAGCAGCAGACATAATTTGTTGTACGCCTGTAGCTGTCTTATTAAGACTGTTAGCATCTAGGCCTTGGTTATATGCTGTGATACCTGTACGTTTTTCTTTCATGCTATCCATGTACTCAACCATAGCAAAAGATGATGCTGGTAGAGGAGGATGTGATAGAGGCATAATACCTGAAGATGGGTCACCTTCTACACGTACAATACCGCCTGGACGTGAAGTCAACATATCATCTAGGTTTACACGATCAGAAATAGCATAACGGCCATTGTTAGCTAGATACATATTATCTAATTGGCCACGTAGCAATGTAGACTTGATAAGCTGAATATCCATTGTAAGATCAGCGTATGATCTACCAATATGTCTATGTGGCATGATCATTGGAGTAATACATGCAAATGGTACACAGTCCATTTTTTCTTTATGTAAGATAGTATTGCCTAACACTACTACTCTATGTCTTTCACCATCTAATTTAATATAGGTGTCTTTAACGAGTGCTTCATCTGGTAATAAAGCTCTGTCATATTCTTCGTCATAAATGTCACGTGCATTAGACTCTTCTTCAAATGTATCACGTAAGTCTGACATAATAGACTTAACATACTCTAATGGCTTATCAAATGCTTCTGCAATATCAGCCAATGACATGACTTCTCTATGCTGTACAAAGCGTGCATCATCTAAGTTAGGGCCTACAGCATCTACTGACACCATCATGTTTTCTGGTGCTACGTTTTCAATGCAGATCTCTGTCTTCTTCTCTGTAACTTTTAGCTTTACATCATGAAGCATAGGTTGAATAATGGTAGCTGGGTCTTGGCCCATAGCTAATGCTTGATCCATAAGTGCGTTCATATCTACACTAGGATCAGGATAAGCCTCATGCTCTAATACTTCTGTCTTTTCATCTGAAGCCAACATTTGTAGTTGCGCATCTGTCAGACCTTCGTATTCGTATTCTTCTTCTTCCTCTTCGTCTTCAGCGTAAACTTTAACGTATCCGTTCTTAGATAGTAATGCGTCTTTAAACCATACGTAGAATATCTTAAAGCCTTCATTCTTTTCCATGACCACATGGTTGACATAGTCAGTTTCTTGATCAGCAGCATCCTGATCTTCTGGGCCTTTAGGCTCAAACTTAACTACTTGGTCACCTGATACAAATACTTTTAATAGCTGAGGCAATGCTGACTCAATAGTATCTTGCACGTCAAATGATACAACTTGTGATCTACCCTCAATTTCATTACCGAATGGTTCACCTAGGTAGTAGTCAATAGCTGTAGCACGATCATTAGATAGAGCTGAGTCATTCACGCCATACGCAATGTTCTCTTCTTCTTCTATACGTGCAATAATTTCTAAGTCTTGTATCTTCATTAAACAATTCCTAAGTTTGAATATCGTATCTCTGAACTAGTCCATGACTCATTCTTCATGCTGTCTGCAGAGGTACATAAATATCTGAATGCGTCTGCTCCATGAGAATACTCATCATGCAATGGCGCACCAGGTTCGTTAGTTGCAGAGTTGATAGATCTGCGATAATGCTTTAAACAGTCAACAAGTCTGTTAGCTGACTTATCAAAATAAACTCTATGGAAGTTCATCCGTGCTATCTTTATGCCGGCCTCTATATCCATACGAGGTACAATTCTTACATCCCATCCAAACTTACGCATAATATCTTCTGCTGATATACCATGCTTAAAGTCTTTAGACTGTCCGTCATGAGGTAAGTACATAGTTCCCCAGCTATATGGCAATGCTTTTAACTGTGCTGAATAACTATCTAAAGTTCTATGGTCATCTTCTATATAACCAATGATGCGTAGATCTGATACACCTTTTTGACATAGGATAACTGACATTGAGTCATTCCATCCTAAGTCCATTACTACATGAACCTTAAGCATTGGATCATAAGGTACGTTAGTAATACGTCCAGCCTCCTGGGCCTCTCTGATCTCGTTAGAATATATAGCACCATCTACGGCTGCTTTACATTCACCTTCCCATATATTTGCATAGTCAGGGTTAGTATTTAAACTGTGTAAGCGTTCCTGTTCGAGAACGTCTGGAAACCAAGGGTTATCTTGGTAATTAACTTTAACTACTTTAGCATTCTCTGGAGGCTCTACGACAAAGCGAGTATATGTGTCGTCTGTATCTACATTTGGGTTGAAGCTGACCCAGATCTCTGAGTCTGGTTTACGTATCGTAGGTATTAAAATATCCCACGACTTCTTTGATACTGTTTGTGCCTCTTCCACCCAGACAATATCACATCCTTCAAAAGACTTAATGGACTCCACAGTATTAGTAGCCAGCCCAGTAAAACTGAACGTGCTACCGTTAAGACCACGTATTTCTGCTTCCAATACTTCATAGAAAGCTCCTAGACCTAAAGACTGTATTTGATCGTTAAGCAAGGTATGAACCGACTGCTTAATAGATCTTTGTATCTCTCTAGCGCATAACACACGCAATGGCTTATTGGCAGCCTGTATAAGTAATGCTCTAGCATAAGACCATGACTTGCCAGATCCACGTCCTCCGTAGCTTACCTTGTATCTGTACGGATCGAATAGAAATTGTAGCTTATCAGGAAAGGTTGCATTAACCTTCATCTTTTGGCTTTACAAAGTCTATAGCAATGCTTATAGGTAAATTAGATCCATCCACACCAGTCAACTCTGTAGTGGCTACTGACTTACCGTCTATTCTATCGCCTAATTCTTTAATAGCGGATACATCACCTGAGGCTGCTTTATCTAATAAAGCCTCTGCGATCATACGTAGTCTTTCAGCATCTGACTGAATGACAGCACGTCTAAGTGTTTCCGCCCATAACCTATTGTTTTTACTAGAATGTGTATTACCTTTGTTAGCTTCTGAGCTACGTTCTGCTGCTAGTTTTTTGCGTTCTTCAATATCCATTGTTTTGCAACTCCTTATAGGTTGGTTGCCCTCTATTGTTTATCGGCTTAATAGGCCTCTATAGTACAGTTGTTCTATGATAGCTGGATCTACATAGTTTTGTTGCATGACTTGACCTGGGTTAAATAATATATCTTTAAATGATGGAGCTGGAGCTTGGTATCCAGGTGTAGCTCTTCTTAACATTTCCATTTCAGCAGGTGTCATACTTTGTGAAGATGGGATAGATGGCATTTGAGCTGGAGGTAATGCACCAAATTCTTTTGGTCTTAACGCATAGTCACGCATAGGTGCTGGAGGTAATTGACCTGTAGGAGGTACATATTGTGGCATTTGTGCCGGAGGCAACATACCTTGACCTGATAATTGTGGCAATGCTTGTGGTACTGCCTGTTTTAATGTGTTAATGTCTTGTTGACTATACCCATATTGTTGAGCCAATTCTCTTAGCCTTTGGGCATCTTGTAATTGTCTTAATTGTTTAGCTAGATCTGCCATATTATAGCTCGCTTTCCCTATTTTTACCTTTAAGTGGATAGATCATCCGTTGATATGTTTCCCACCATTCTTGACTATAGTCTGTATTCTGATAGTCTTTAAAGCATGGTGTGCCTAATGTGTGATGCACTAACTTAGCATCTGGGTTGTATTCGTATTCTGTTTCTAGCCAGTTCCATGTTTCGTCTAGCTTACCTACTTGTTCTTCAGGATACTTAAGCCATTCAAACCTGTGTAGGTATTTACCTGTTTGTTCTTGAATAAAACGAGGAGTTAGCTGTTTGTTGAGCCAATGCCCACAATTCCATAACATAACGCTTGACCAATTCTTTTTAGGATAGTCTTCGTTCTTTGCACCTAGATACTTGATAGGATGCTTGGTTGTGTAGTTATGCTTTACGACTTTGACTGCTTCGTCATTATCAAAGTTCGCTAGTATCTCTGCAATATCTGTGCGGCATATCATATCGCCATCTACAAATAGTGCAATACCTTTAAAGTTGTTTAGATATGGCACTAAAAAGCGTGAGTAGATAAATGCGTTGCTACCGTCTTTATGTGTTTCTTCGTAGTCTTTTAAAGTATTTAGTGCTAATGGTGTAAAACTTACCGGTATAGATGACTTTTCTATAATTGACTGGCAAAAATTGTGGTATGCCACCGGTTCAACCTTACCATCATATCCTACGTATATATCTAGTTTTACCACTTAACTTTGTTAGCCCAATAAGCTGCGGACATTTTTCCTTTTGCAATGTTTTTAGCGTGTCTTGCTTTGAATGACTTTGCTCTTGCTGTATCTGTTTTGTCACCACTTACGCCTTTTTGACCAAAGCGTATGAGTTTTTCCTGGTCACCTTCTTTAGCCAATACTGCATGTGACTTAGTAGGATGACTAGGAGTTCTCTTAGGTTTATTATAACCTGAAAACGTTTCTTTACCTTTTTTGATCATTTCTTTTTAGCTGTCTTTGCTGACTGTTTAAATGCCATAGCACTTGGCGCACCCTTTGTTCCTGGTTTACGCATCTTTTCGCCTGAGCCAGCTTTAATTCTAGCTCTCTTAGCTGCAATATTAGCGTATAGTCCTGGTTTATTTGCCACGTTTAGCTGCCTTTTTCATTGGCTTAACTGCCATTTTTTTACCTGACTTTTTAGCGTATTCTTTAGCTTCTTTCTTACCTTTTTCTGTGTAAGCAAACTTTTTCATTCCGACCATTGGCATAATTATTTACCTTTCTTTTTAGACATACCAGCTTCGCTAAGTGCGATAGCTACGGCTTGTTTTTTTGACTTAACTACTGGGCCTTTTTTTCCTGAGTGAAGAGTTCCTGCCTTCCACTCCTTCATTACTTTTGACACTTTCTTTGTCTTTCCTGCTTTTGTGGTTGGCTTCTTCATGAGGTATCCTTATAAACGTGTGATCATACTGACACTCTGGGCATTGTTCATAGCCGGTGTCATCATACGGCTGGCCGCATGTACTGCAAATTTTGGGACGCATAAAATAAAAAACCCTACCGGTGAAGATAGGGTTTACGGAGAGTTACGGAGTTAATGGGCGTAGTTATCCCATTGCGTGATATTTTACCACGGAAATGCGTTTTGTCAAGGTCTCAGGCATTAATTCTTTTTGATACAATGGTTAAAAGGTTGTCCATAGCTAATTCTAACTTGTATTCATAAGCCAAAGGTTTTTTAGCATGCAAGTAACGGTGATATATGGCATCTTGTTGTTCACCAGGTAAACTATGAATGACAGAGTCGACTACATGGACGTTAGAAAGGTCTTGTATATCTATCATCTCATCAAACGAGTCCACCGTTGACTCTCCTCCTGAAGAGAGTCCAACTGACTTAGATGGATAACCCAGGCGGTGATTATCCGACTTCATCCATAATGCCCAGTCATCTAGTATTTGCATAAGTCTATCAATATGGATCATGAGGTATTCCTAGGATGCTAGCATTAAATGACTCAATGCCTCTGTATGGGTTACGTACACTATGCTTATCATGATCTGCTGTATGTTTATAAACACTTAATATTTTAAAGTTTGGCATTGGATGGTATAGCTCCTGAAGATAATGTTTCTTTGGCTTATGATAGAAAAGGTTTTTACCTCCTCTGATCTCACATAATAATTCCCACTCTACAAGTTTAATGACTACAAATTTAATATCATTAAATTTTAAACCTACACGGTTTGCTATTTCTTTGCATGTAATAATTTCATCTTCAGCTATTACATCTAATAACATATCTTTCATGCGATATGCTTTTGTTTGTATTGCTGTTACTTTCATGAGACATCAACTTCTTTGACATGCCATCTATTATTTTTCTTGTACCATCCGTGGACTAACACAATCCAACCAGCTTTCCTAATGTGACCAATTGCAGTACTGTCTTTTATTTTTTTTATCCTTGCGCTGACATTACTTAAACTCGTGGTTTGAATAGCAACAGTATTGCCGTCTTCAGATATTGCAAGTACATCAATGCAACCATAAAGATCAACACGCACTCGACCCCAGCTATTCCATTTCTCCACTATCTGAACTAGTGGGTAATTTTCCTTCTGAAGTTTCGCTAGTGTTAGTTGTGTTGGACTCTTGCCTGCCATTAAATTGATCCTTATTAGGTTTAGATGTACTTTCGTATAAACGTTCTAACTCACCTGTAGACTTATTAAGTTCATATTCAATTAGGTGTGGTGATGTGTAGGCACTTTTTTGTTTCTTTTTAAATATCTTATCCCAATTGTCTTCAAAAGTATGTCTATCTGTAAACGGTCTTGGTGCGCTTCCTTTTCCCATTATTTAATTCCTATGATGTCATGTTCCCATAAATATTGCATGGTATTTACATAAGCTCTATTCCACATATCACGCTTTTGATCTTTAGTAAGTTTGTTACCAGCATCTAATTCATAATGACAATGATAACATAAACTACAGGTGAGCGCATCCGAATTTTTGAGACCCATGCCCTTTCCCTCGTTACGGTGTGCAGCGACTACAGTACCATCACTAGCACCGCATGACTGACATGGGATCTCTCTTAAAAGTTTAAGGAGTTTAGTGTTGCGATATATCACTTGGAAACCTAAAACCGTACTCAATACCAAACCGTCTTACCTGTTCAAGGTAGTCAGAAAATTCGTGAGTATCAAGATCAGTAGTTGATCTTACGTGTGTAACAGGACGGCCAGCTACTATTTTAGTTTCAGCGAGGTTCTGAAATGTTAATAGTTCATGAAGTTCATGGTCATGGTATCCAAGGTAGTCACCCAACTCTTTTAACATGGCCCAGTACTTATCATTCTGTGAGTTACTTCTTAACTTCTTACCACCGTCAGAAAACTTTACATCAACATGGCCATTAGTTTTAATTTCACTTTTGACCATATCCACGAACTCTTGGAAATTCACTTCGTTTACTGTCATTCTCTTTGCCATATTTGTTATCCCATCCTTTGCTTTTAAATACTTTTCCTTCATTAGACGTAGCTCTGTATTCTACAGGCCCAAATAATTCTTGTATATCTTTTAAAAACTCATTGGCTGTTTTCATGGACTCTCCTTATAACGTAAACCTTTTGGATCATACCAGAAGTTGAACGACCCTTCAAACTGAAAATTCCTTTGCTTTTGCACGAATATCTTTGCATCCGGAATAATTTTTAAGTCAGCATCAGCAGTCTTGCCTTCATCCTTCAGGCGCTCTTTGTATCTGTTCCTCCAGCAACATAAGATGTTATCGCTCAGGTTGCGCAGATGCGAGCTGCCCATGATGTCCGTAGCGTCAGGTATCTGCTCTTCATCCGATAGTTTTCTGGTATGTGCTACTAAAAAAATATGTATGTTAAGATCCCTACACACTACAGCTAAACGATCAGCAAAAAGTTTTTGAGCATTGTAATTATCTTCAGCTATGTCAGCCATCTTCATAAGTGAGTCGATCACAAATACCTCAACTCCGAGGACATGCTTACCCCAGTATAATGTAGCTATCATGTCTTCAGATGTAGTAACGCCAGTTTGATCGTAAATATACAGTTTACTGGACGCCCTCTCACAGAAGCGAGTAACGTATTCGTCTGTAGGCTCTTGTGATCCTAACGCCTGGGCCAACATGCGTGCCATAGTTAGTACTGGCCTCATTTCTAAACTGCTCACCAAACATATTGAACTTTTCATAAGATGCAATATAACTTGTGAAAGCCACATACTTTTCCCATGGCCGCTAGGGCCGGTGACCAATGTTACCTCCCCTGGCCGAACATGGAATTTATCATGCGTTTTAGTCCACGGTAGCGTCTTGCCAGCATGTATTTCAGTAGAGTAGTATTTAATGAGATCATCAATAAAAATATTTGCACTTTTAATTTTAAATTCGTTACCATAAGTTTCTCCGTTGTAAAAGTTATTTACTTCTTGTTGACTAACTGTCAGTTTATTAATTGCATCATTGAGGTTCATATACCACCTTCCCATGGCTTACGTTCAACTTCTATATCATCCAACCACCTCATTTGCTGAATGTACGTTATTGGAGCTGGCGAGTAACCATCCTTCCATTGCTTACTTTGTTTCATTGTTTCTACATGAGAAATAATTTGATCAGCTATTTGATAATACTTCTTTGACTTCCATCTTTCAAAACATTTTTGTTTAGCTACCTTTCTGATAGACGGATAAGACTTCCAGAATTTATTAAAACTTTCTTCTATAGCGACTTGCTCCACAGGATCTGTCTCTGTCTCTGTCTCTGTCTCTGTACCCCCACTTTGCTCCATGTTTGCTAGCACGTTGCTATCTAGCTCTTCTAACCATGGTGTGAGTGAAGATAAACATTTAATTAATAAAGACTTTTCTATTCTGAGTCTAAAAGCCATAGTCTCGATAGCAGGTAAATTTCCATCAATATCCTCTGCTGCTAGTAACCATAAATTTATAAGCATTTTTGCGGATAATGGATCTAAATTATGCCATTCAAAGTCATCTAATAACGATCTATGGACTTTTATCCAGGGCGGACATCTGTCGTGGTAATGTTGATATTTACTCCAATTTCTTATTTTCATACACTCTCCTTAAGCGTAACACGTTGAAATATGGTATAATACACGTCCTTTCCTACAAAATTCAACTGTATCATCCATAGAGCGGTAGTATACTGCTAGCAAAAAAATAGAGCAAGAAAAATATTTTGCTAAATTACTTGACTTCTATTTTTAAAGAGATCAATATTCGTTTTGTAGTCTTTATTAACTAGGAGAGAATAATGGATACAAACAAAAAATTACCTAACTTAAAACCAGTACCTAAATGTGGTGAATGGGCAAACAATAACCCAAACGTATTTGAAAACTTTTTTAATAGAACTGGCCCTCATAGAACTTTAACCATAGATGAAATATTTGCTGACTTTGAAAATGATATTGCAAATATCAAAGGAGGTGAGTAATGGACGAAAGATGGTTAGACTATGACGAATACTTGGATCAACAAGAATTCTGGCGACAAAAAGAATTAGAAGAGCAGCATCAATTAGAGCAGCAGGAAAAGCATGATGGATAACTGGGGATGGGATAAAAATAAACACCAGACCTGGTATAACCAATGGGACTTTAAAACTCCCAGGACTTATAGAGAGCGTTACGGTGTTGACTATAAACGTGATCAAAGTATTGAGGAAGAAACGCTTGCATCTAATAGTTTTATTGTGATAGTGTTATTACTCATCTTAATTTACGGAGGTTTTTTATGGATGAATTAAATAAAATTATTGAACAGTTGCAGTTAATGAATGAAGAATTGCGTGAGTCAAATGACAAAGCAGATCAAAAAGAACATTACATTAGAGAATTACAAATTAAACAATTACAGGAGAGTAAGGATGAGTAAACAAGGAGTAGTCAATATACGTGGTAAAGAATATAAAACAGTAGCATTGCGTGTACAAGAATTTAGAGAGCAATTTAAAGACTATGCTTTAGTGACTGACGTTATACAATTAGATCAAGAACAATGCGTTATTAAAGCAAGTGTGTTAAATGAATTGAACCGTGTTATTGCTACTGGTATTGCTCAAGAGTTTAGAAAAGCATCTCAAATTAATGGTACATCTTATGTCGAAAATTGTGAGACATCTGCAATTGGAAGAGCATTGAGTGCATTAGGACTTGGAGGCCAAGAGTTTGCTAGCGCTAATGAGGTATTAAATGCTATTCATCAACAAAACAACCCAGTTATTCAGGAAGTAACTGAAGATCAAATTAAAGCTGCCAAAGATACACTAACAGAGGCGGCTAGAACTGGCGAACTTAAAAAGGCATTCTTTACATTTGGACCAGAGCTACAAGAAAAAGTACGTGAGTTTGCTAACGAACTTAAGAAGTCTGCATGAGTCATTTAAGTGATAATAGACGTCATAACGTAATTACGGCCAGCAATGCCTGGTCGGCTGTATATGAGAGACAAAAGTTATGGCGTCAAATGACTTTACGTGAGCCACCGTTTGAAGGTAATGACATGACTGAATATGGAAATATTCATGAGCCTATTGCATTATCTGCATTAGAAAAAGAGTTTGATGACATTGTAGAGCCTGGTAACAAATTTGTGTTACATGACAAATTACCATTTGGTGCAAGTCCGGATGGGTACTACCAAGGAAACGTCATTGAGATCAAGTGTCCCTATACTCAAGCAGTATATCCTGAGATCCCTGAGCGCTATTACTTTCAAATGCAAATGCAAATGGAAGTATGTAAAATGCCTCACGCTTATTTTTATATATGGACACCTACTGAAACAAAAATACAAGTAGTAGACAGAAGTAAAGCATGGCTTGAATGGTATACGCCATTAGCGCTAGAGTTTATGAAATATGTTGAAGATGACATAGAGCCTAAACGCTGGACTAAAAAACCAATTTTTAATAAGGAGTAAAGTATGGCTGAATATGATAATAGTAATAGAGCTGCAGGTTGGCTACGTGAAAGTAAAACAGGAAATAAATATATTTCATTAATGCTTAATGTAGAAGGTAAAGAATATACATTAGCATTGTTTAAGAATGAAGTAGAAGAAGGATCTAAAAGACCGGTGTATACAGGTAAAATTACACCAAAAGGCGAGTATGCTCCAAGTGGGCCGGCAGTTGAAGGTGAAGAGGATGTGCCGTTTTAAGGCGCATCCCCATACACATATTACTTGTTCATTACGTACATTGTGACTTCAAAGCCAAAACGCATTTCTGTAACTGCTGGAGTTGTCCACATAATATATTCCTCGGTTAGTTAATGCAATATTGCCATTTCATTATCAGTTATAAAGTGCATTTTCGCTATCAGTAAAAACATTAAAAGAAAGTAAGCAAATGATAGAGGTAAAGGAGTCACTCAGATCAGAACTTATACTAACACCAGAAGGTAAATTATTAATGGCCGTGATGATCCAGGCCATAACAGAGATATGCGGTACTAATACGCATAGTAGGAAGGTGTCTTACAATTGGCTTATGAAAGAAAAAAACCCTGTAGCTGATATATGTCTTATCTTATCAGGATATGATAGACACCATATTGAAAACATGCTCATTCAAAAATTTGGACATAATGAGTATTATGCTTTAAAAGGAGACTCATAATGGGAATAGAAACGGCAGCATTGTGCCTGGCCCTGGCGGCCTACCATGAAAGTAGAGGAGAGCCAACCTCTGGTCAAACGGCTGTGATGTACGTATTACTTAATAGAGCGCAAAATACTAAAAATGTATGCAGCGAACTATACAAACCAAAACAATTTTCCTTTATTGGAAATGTTCAATTAGCTTCCACAATTCAGTTGCAACCTTATATATCTATGGCGTATAATGTGCTGCATAGAAAAGTAAAAGACCCAACCAAAGGCGCTACATATTTTCATAGCAGAAATGTAAAACCTGTTTGGGCCAATGATAAGCCAGTTAAAGTAGCGATAGGTAACCACATATTTTATTGAGGTCATTATGAAGACAGAGCCAGTAGGGTACTTGTACGAAGAATTTGATATTAAAACAGGTGAGCTTAAAAAGTCTTACTTGTGGTCGTTTCATCCAAAAGAACTTTCATACTTGAATGACTTAAAAGGATCAACCCATCATATTAAAATAACACCATTGTTTAGAGGCGATCAATTTGAAGAATATAAAGCAATGAATAAATATGACTCAAAACGTCTTGTAGAGGCAAATGGAGGTTTATAGTGTATACATTATTAGACGATAGAAAAAAAGCCGAACAGATAAAAGAATATATGGAAGCGCATCCTGGAGCTATAAGAAAACAAATATACAGAGAATGCCACATTACCAAATATAGGGCCAAGATATTAGAAGCTCAAGGCCTTATTAAATTGCCATTGCCATTGACTAATAAACAGTCTTTGATGAAGGCACGTAAGAAGTCATCAATGTTATTTTATTTATAGGAGGCAGTATGTCAGATAACGTAAACCACCCTAGACACTATAATATCGGAGGCCTAGAAACCATAGATATTATTGAAAGTCGTTTAACTAGAGAAGAATTTGTTGGATACTTAAAAGGTAGTAAAATGAAATATGACTTACGCTATCCATTTAAGGGTAATGTAGAAGAAGACTTAGCTAAGTCTGAATGGTTTAAAAATAAACTTATTTCAGTTTTAAGAGATGAAGAAGCTGTGAACCCACCAGAAATTGAAGCTCAATTACAGAGGTTTGATGATGAGTAAAATATATTGGATCTTTGTTATTGTAATGGCTGCGCTAGCTATATTCTGGACTGAAAAGTCTTTTAGTCAAACGATCATTGGCCCAGATGGTACTGTAACTGTTTGTACTGTATCTAAGGATATGATCATCTGCGTATGACGTTAGGGATGCGGAATAGTAATGCCAAGTTTATAGACTTTGGCTTTTTATCTGGAATGATCCCAGGTAAAAATATACTGCCGACAAACCTGGATATGGTCGTATGTAAAGATGGTAAAAAATTTTTAGTAGCTGAATGGAAGCATGAGAATGAGCCTATGTCATTAGGCCAAAAGATAGTATTAAAAGGTTTAGCTGCCCAAGAAAACTTTACCGCATTAGTCATATATGGCCATAGTGATGATCAAAGAACTGAAGTAAATAACTTTTATCAAGTAACACAAGATAAACTTATTTACATAGATAAAGGCCCAGAAGCATTAAAAAGCTATATAAATACATGGTGGAAACTCAACTAAAACAATGACTTATAAAATAATTAAAAATATTTACAAAAAAGTGTTGACATCATGCTAGCAAATATATAGCATACACATATCGCTAATTTATTATCTACTTGCAGGCGATCAAGAAATTTTGCTAAAGGAGAAAAGCATGACAACATTTAATTATGAAGTATTAGTACAACTTGGCCACTTAAAAGCACTTAAACTTTTTGTAGCTAAAAAAGACGTAAGATATTACCTTAATGGTATTTACGTTGAATTCAATAAATATAACACTATCTTTGTTGCAACTGATGGTCACCGACTATTAAGTACAGCAGTCTATCATAACGAAGTACAGCACGGTAGAGATACATTAGGAGCAATTATTCCTATTGAAACTATTGATGCCTTACTTAAAGTTAAGTCAACCCTAGGTGCAGCTAGCATATCATTAGAAGTTGAAAACAATGT